ACTGTGATGAATTCCTGTTCAAAGTCACTGTCAATTAGATCAACTGTGAGATTGTTTAGTACAGGATCACCTCTCTCTGTTGCCGAAGCAAATCTTTCTACGAATACTGTGACTCTCACATATCTGTTTGAGAATCCTGTGTATGCTGTTGTGTTTTTATCTGGCACTTCATAACCAGAGGTTGCAAAATCCAATATGCTGTATGTTTCATCATAGTTGCCTGTGCCTGCTGTTGCGTTTGTGCTGGTGTATGATCCCAATACCGTTGCACTTGACATATCGCTGTTTGCACTATGTTCTACAACCACTTTGGCTGTGCCTTGACAACCTATTGTTATTTGTGGGTACACCGTTTTGGTTGCTCCAATATCAATCGTCCCTGTTTGATATATCAACGGTGTACCTTTCGCTCCACTAACTGATTGATTACCAGTTGATGTGTAAGTGGTCCATTTTGACCATTCATCCCAACTTAAACTAGAACTTGCTTCCAAGTCTGCCCAAGTTAGGTCACCTTTGTGGAACAAATCTCCATTTTCTACATATCCGTTATGTACGCCCATCTGTTATGCCCATCCTTGTTGACTGTAATTTGTTGTGAATGTTGAACCTGTAGATGTACCACCTATATAGACTGTGCCACCTTGTATAAAGTTCATGTCATATCCACTACTTCGTCTTGTATATAATTTGTATTGTATTTTATCACCTGATTTGAATTCTTTGCCACCAGTTTGAAATATATTGATTGGTGTGCCATCTGCATAATTGTTTATTGTGGTTGCTGTGACACCACCACCATTGTGTCTTACTTCTATGTGTACTCTGTTTGCAAATGGATCTGTGTTTTTTGTTGTGAATGCAACTCCGGCGTTGCCTGCAAATGTTATTGTTGCAACACTCACTGAAGCATTCTTGTTCATTTGATCTTGTTCAGGTTGACCACCTTTGGGTGGTGTTTGATTGTTGCCAGGATTGCTACTGGTAGGTGTCACTGCTGTCACTGTGTCTGCACTATTGTCATGTTCTATCATGCTCACACTCACGGTGCTGTCATAGTTCAAACTCACTTCTAAAACTCTAAACAGTTTGGCATTGAACATGAATTCATCTGCTCCACCTGAGTCTTCACCTTCTCTTCGATATTTGTGCGTGAGTTTTACTATGTCTCCTGGTTTTATATTCTGTCCTTCATTGCTCATTTCAAATGAAACTGTTAGACCTTTACGCGATCTATCAACAATATACTTGCCGTGATAAAAGGATCTTTCCCATTGTGTTATCGATGGCGCCGACACACTAAGGATCAAGTCCTCACCACCATCTTCAGCTTTGTATGTTGCATCTTGATAGATCAAAGTGTCGGATTCATAATCTTTCTTTTCATTTGCAAATGTGACTTTGATTTGATTGTAACGACCGTTCTTGTCCATACTTGCTATTGTTATAGGTGACACTATATGATCATCTGTTATGATTTGTACTCCAGATGTTGATTCGTTGGCTTCTATCTTCAGTCTGTATTTGCCATCTGTGTATGGCATGAAACCTCTACAGCTCTGTAACAGTTTTTTGGTGTTGTTTAACACACTATCACTGGTTGATACCACAGCATTGGTAGTCATAAAGACTGCACTACCTAGGTCTCCGCCAAATGATTTTGATATGTCGCAAGTATCAGCCGCCGCTTTAAAGTCAGCGAAAGAAATTCTGTTGTTGTTGAGTCCTTTACCGTATCTGGGATTTCTCAAATAGTCCAACAAACAATCTGCTGGATTGTCTGAGAATGCAAATGAACCTGTTGTTGATTCATATGTGCTTGAATTGGTTGGGGTGTCATCGCTGGCACTATAACTGCCACTGGGTAAAACTTTTCTACCTTTGACTATGACTTGTATTGTTGGTAATCCTCCCCATGGATTGAATGTTGTTTGATTGCCTGAACTGTCAAATTCTGCTTTGACCCATTCAAACCTACAAGCCACATAAGCTAGACCTTTCAGTGTGTGATTGGGTGTCCAATCTGCGTGTTCATCTAACAAGGTACTGACTGTTTGTGTTTCTGTGCCTGTAAAAAATTGAAATTTTGCTCTGGCTGAATTGTTTGTGAAAAAACTACTGTTGTCACCATTGGCATTTGTTTTTTTGATTGTTCTTACAGCACCTGTGCCAAAGCTGTCTAGACTTTGTTCTTCATCATTGATGTATAAGTTTGTAAAGCTGTCAATTTCACCTTCTGCTATCACCAAACACACATATAGGAATTTGTTATCAGTGCCACCGGTTGCCACAAACACTCTGGTACCACCTATTTTTCTTTGACCGTATACTATTGGTATGTTGGCCACATTGGATTGTTTGTTTACCAATATACCTTGTTGTGTTTGATCAAAGTTTTCTGGTGATGGCATCTCTGGCATATCAAAACTCATACCAAATAAGCCTAAGAAACTTTCAGTTATGTTCAATATGGGTTTGATAACTGCTTTGACAATTTTCTTAACAATTTTAATAATTGGTCTAAATATTCTTTTGAAAAAACTACCGAATCCCATTAGCTTCTAGGCCCCCATTTTATGTCACCAATCATTGCACTGGCAAAATCAAATCCTTTGTCACCATTGAACAGTTGTGTTGAATTGTATCGTTTGGTTGTGTGTTGACTTGCTGTGTTTGTTATCCTGCCATTTTTCTTTTCAAAGTCGGCCCAGTGTGTTGCAATTTCCAAAGATATCTTTGCTTCTTCACCACCTTCTTCAATGCTGAAATCTTTGATGTTGCCATCAAATAAAACAAATGTGTTTGAAGTACTGGGTGCTGTGTATGTTGTCTCAAAAAAACTTCTGTATATCACAACTCTTTTGTTGATCAATTGTGTACTGGCCATGATATCATTGACAAATTCTGGTTCAATGCCGGCCAATGTTATTGTGATACCACCCACTTTGATTGCTGTGGCTTCACTGGCATTTGAAAATCCAATCATGCCTCCTGCGGCTTCATATGTTTTACTACTGCCTTGTGTAAAACTTTGATAACTTATGTCGTGTATGTGATCTGTTAAGAACTTGTCAGCTAAAGTGCCATCGTTGATCAAAAGATCAATAAGATGATAGCATTGGATTGCATCTTTGTTCAATAAGCCACTAGCATTATCGGAGTTATAAAAAGCTGAACTTAATCTTGCCATGTTATATTGCCTCTATCGCTTTGAAACTTATTCTAGTTAATCCGTCTGCTCCTTGTGAATATGATACATTGTCATCAGCCAATCTACAAGTCATTTCCATTGCTGATCCAGAATCAATGTGATGTGAATTAGTGACCACAGCTTGTAAGAATGGTTCAAATGTCAATGTGGTACCACTGCAAGTGATCACCTGATACACTTTGGTATGTCCTGATGGTCCACTGAATTTAAAATATTCACCTGGTTTGAATTCATTGCTATTCGATGTTGTTATTGATGTGGCACCTATGGCTGTAGAACTTGAACCAATACCTTCATTGGCATCTGTTCTGCTGGAGACTCTTTTGTTTGTGAAAGGTTTTGTGGCCAATGTAAATGTGCCAATACCACCTCTCAAACTGGTTAATTTTGCTTTGATCTGTTCAAAGTCTTCTTCTATCAAAGGAGGAAAACTTACGGACACTGTGTAATAACTTGTGCCAAAACTTCTGACCTGTTGTCTACCACTCAATGATGTTGTTCTCACAGTTCTAGATATCAATTCAACTTGCACTGAACTTGGTTGTATAGTAACACTTGCACCTGCCACATTGGTGTATGTTAATGGAAAATCTGCCATGTTATATTATACTCCTTCTACCTGAATCATTTACTGCTTCATTTACTATTGATACTATTGCTGATTTGTTTTCTGCCAAACTGTCTTGGAAACTGGCACTATCTATTGCTTCAACATTGAAGTTGATCACAACACCACCGCCACCTTGCGATCCATTGTCTATCATGCCGCCTCCTGATGGTGCTCTAAATATCTCTGGTCCTCTTTCACCAACTAGATAATCTTGTCCTGCTCCAACTGGACCACCCATTGCTCTTCCTGAATATGATTGTGATCTTATGGCACTTACTCGTGCCATTCCAGCGGCTACTGCCGCCGCGGCCGCGGCCACACCCAATGCTGGTCCAATAAATGGTATTGGTGCCAATGATTTGAATGCCGCAACTGCTGAAGAATATGTATCAATCAATGCTTGTGATATGGCAAATGCTTTGTAAGCCTGGAATGCTTGTTTGTTTACTTTGCCCAACTCTCTAAATGAATCTGTTGCTGATCCCAATATGAATTGTGCTTTTTCTAATTGTGTTTTTTGTTCAAAATCTGCTAACTGTTCTGCTTGTTCTTTAGTTTTACCTTGAATTTGAAGTTCTTTGATTCTTCTTGCTTTGGCAAGGTCGATAATCTTGTTATCACTGTCAAATATTATTTCTCTTTTTCTTCTTTGGAACTCTTCTTCAGAGATCAATCCTCTGTTTTTAAATTCTTCTATGTCTGCTAGTCTTTTGTCAAGTCCTTGCTGTTCTTTTTGTGTAGGTGTAAGTGCTTTTTCAAACAGTTTCTGATCACCTAGATCTTTCAATGCTTTGGTATAATCTGCTATGCTTTTGTTTGCAAGTTCATCAAACAAACTGATTTGTTCTACTAGGATTTTGTTTGCTTCAATGAATCCCATATCAAATGGTGGCACATTTGACCTAGATACAAAGAATTCATCTTGTGCTTCTGTTAATTCTACTATTCTTGTTTTGGTATCTTCAACCTGTTGTGCAAGTTTTAGATATTCATCTGTTCCGTGCTCTGTGTCTCTCAATAGTTGTTGTTGTACTTCTAACAAGTTGTTCAACTTGCCTATTTCAAAAGTTAGACCTCGAACAAAGTTTAATCCTTCATCTTGTAATGTGCTAAATGCATCTTCACTGCTGTCTTTGAGTTTGCCAAACGCATTGTTAATTCTGTCTAAGCCTTGTAACATTGTGTCTGCAGGATCAGGTGGAGACTCAAACATTTCAAATAGTTTGTCTAATCCTCCTGTTATTTCTGCTATTGCTACACCAGCCGCTACCAACAATCCAATGATGTTTTTCTTCATTGCTTTGGAGAATCTCACTGCTCCAAGTTGAGCCGCTTTAAATGCCGCCGCTAATCTCATGAATGCTTTGGCGGCCACAAATCCAACTGCACCCATACCCAATGCTTTTAGTACGGCAAAGTTTTGTGCTAGGAAACCAACTGCCGCGGCTGTGCCATTAATGGCAGTACCCAATGCTTGACCAATTGATAAGAATAGTTGTTCATTTGTTTCAAGTGCCGATGTTAGATCAGTTGTTAGATCTTTGATTGCTGGTGATAGTCCTTCACCAATTTGATCTTGTGCTGTTCTAAAAGCAATACCTAAGTTTGAGAACTGTACATTTAAATTACCTAATAAATTTTCTGTTGCTCCACCAAAGTCATCTTTGATACCTTTGGACAATGCCGCGGTTATTTTAGCGGCACCTTCTGCTGTCTTACCAAATTCAGATATTTGTAATCTGGTTAGACCAAGTTGTTCTTCAAGTATTCTAAATACCGGAACACCTCTGTCTGCTAATCTGTTAAGTTCTTCTAGACCCAAACCACCTGATATTGTTCTAGAAAATAGGTCAGTTATTGCTTCCAATGATCCCACTTGGTCTGTGGTTATGGCCGCTGTGTCTGTGAATGTTGTAAGTAATTCTTCTGTGGGTTCAATACCTGAAGCTTTTAACTTGATGTATGCTTTAGATAAGTCTTCAACTGAAAACTGTGTCTTTGTAGCAAACTTGGTCACAAAACCAAATGCTTTGGCTCCATTTTCTGCTGAACCTGTGACTGATGACAGTGAAGTTCTAAGGTCTTCGAATCTGGCCCTAGTTGAAATTACACTTCTAGCAAATGCACCCGTACCTAAAGCCGCACCAATACCAACTAATGTTTTCTGTAATCCACTGAAACTGTTGCCAAGGCTCTTAGAGGATTTTTCAACTCCTTTTAAGTTGTTCCTTACTCCTCTAAAGGCGGCGTCTGTTTTATTAACACCTTCAAGTACGATTTGTTCTTTTATTGCCATCTGCCTTTTCCTTTTGTGCTTTTATATTGAGGAAAGCAAACCAACCTCTAACTTCCATAAGGGACATATTAAACACGGTATCTAAAGGAACCTTCAAATAATCCGCGAGTGAGAAGATATTGTATAACTCCCCGTCCCTTTTTAGTTTCCCTCAATGTCCGCCAGTGAAGTATCACCAGCATTGTTAAGTTTTGTAGCTACTCTAATCAATACTTTTGGATCTGCTTCATTCAGTAGTGTGGCTCTATCTGTTTCTTTGAACAGTTTATCGCCTTCTTTATCTAATGCTTTTAACACAATAGATTCTACCAATGCTTCTGCAGTCTTACCTTGACCAGTTAAAGCCATTATTTTTGATTCTGTTCTCATTGAACTAGTTGATTTATAGTAGATCGTTGCCTTCCATTCGTCAACTTTCATTGAATACATTGTTCCAGCAAGTTGTTCTTGAAAATGTGCTGTTGCATTTTCTAATACCGATTTAGTCATCGTGATAATCTCCTATTTTTTATGTTTCCAGTGATTGTCCTCACTGTGGGTTTGGTTATGCCTCGAGGTGCTTGTTTAGAACGACCTTTTTCAAGTTGTTCAATGTAAGGAACTGAGTTTGACACCTCAAAATGCCCAGGTCCTGTTGATTCGTTGGTCCAACTATTTCTAGCTCGACCAGATCTAATAGGTGTGTTAGCTTTGGCTGTCCGTAAAGTCTGTTTAGATACATCATTCAACAATCTGTCAACTGACTTCTCTATTTGTCTTATGTCTAGCTTGCCAGCTAGTCTAGCCTTTAACACAACAGCACCTGATTAGATTAAAGTTGTGCTAATGTTAATGCGCCTGTACCTTGTGCCGCAAACGAAGCCTCTACCATACCATCTAATGATGATGTGATTGAGAAACTTGTTATGATGCAAGATCCAGAAAATTTAGTGTTAGCAGGTGTTTCACTTGTGCCGTCGCCTGATGGATATACTTCAAAACTTGCGATTGATTCATCACCTGTTTTAGATACTAGATCATCAAGTTTTGCTTGTACACCGTCAGCACCGTCAAAAAATACATCGCCTGAGATAGTGAAAGTAGACATACCTGGTAAGTATGATCTAACATTGCCATTGCCCATTACTGAGTTTTCGACTGTGTCTTGTGTTTGTTCGATTGAAAAATTTCTTAAGTTACCGATTGCACCCAATGATAAACTATCACCTGAGTCAGCAAACTTAATCTGTCCGTCATGTCCTGTAAATGTTGCCATTATTCATTCTCCTGTTTGTTAGTGTCAAAGTCAATGTTTATGGGCTCTCCATCGTTAAATGGTGAATCCACTTGTATATCTGTTTCAGCCTCGACTTTGACCTTTTTAGGCTTTGCAGATTTCTTAACTGGTTTTGCAGATGCTGACATAGTCCAAGTCCAGCCTTCTGTTTCAACCATTTTGTTCGCCTGTGATAAACCACAAGCAAATTCTTTTCCGTCTTTGTATATAACTTTTAGTCCCATAATTAATTGGTTCCTCTCGTGTATTTATATTGCACACTATAGGTTATAGTTGCTTGTCCAATTGGAAATGCTGTGCCATCATCTACTTGAACTCTTGTTA